AGCCTTCTCGTCAGCCTTGGCCTGCTTCTCGGCAGCTTTCTTCTCAGCCTTAGCCAATTTATCTTCAAGCTTTTTGTCAGCCTTGGCAGCCTTCTCATCAGCTTTAGCCTGCTTCTCAGCAGCCTTCTCATCAGCTTTAGCCTGCTTCTCAGCAGCCTTGGCTTCCTTGTCCTTTTTCATCTTCTTGTCAGCAGCCTTCTCATCAGCCTTGGCTTTCTTGTCAGCAGCTTTCTTCTCAGCCTTAGCCAATTTATCAGCAGCTTTCTTCTCAGCAGCCTTAGCTTTCTCATCAGCCTTGGCCTTCTTGTCCGCAGCTTTCTTCTCAGCCTTGGCTTTCTTGTCTGCAGCTTTCTTCTCAGCCTTGGCTTTGGCTTCGTCACTCTTGTTCTTCGCGTCAGCCTTGGCTTTCTTCTCAGCAGCCTTCTTCTCGGCCTTAGCTTTTTTGTCCGCAGCTTTCTTCTCAGCAGCCTTAGCTTTCTCATCAGCCTTGGCCTTCTTGTCCGCAGCTTTCTTCTCAGCCTTGGCTTTCTTGTCTGCAGCTTTCTTCTCAGCCTTAGCTTTCTCAGCAGCAGCCTTCTTCTCAGCCTTAGCTTTCTTAGCTGCGTCCTTCTTGGCCTTCTTCTCAGCCTTGGCTTTCTTAGCTGCGTCCTTCTTGGCCTTCTTCTCAGCCTTGGCTTTCTTGTCCGCAGCTTTCTTGGCCTTCTTCTCAGCGTCCTTCTTCTTCTTGGTAGCAGCCTTCTTCTTCTTGTCAGCAGCTTTAGCTTTTTTAGCAGCATCCTTCTTTTTCTTATCTGCGTCACTGGCCATAAATAATTCCTCAGTTAAATGGATCGTAGATTGATTCGCGCTGTTGATGCATGTTCGCAATCATAACTGCGCCGTCTCGCCCCATCTGCAACGGTGCGACAGGTTGTGCAAATGTGAGTGCCAACGCATCACCCCAATCGGGCGACGACATGCCTCGCGACTTCATGTCTTTCTTTCGTTCCATAACCAACTGGTTCTTGTCGTTGTGATCGTACATACGACCAGTGAGATCGGCCTCGAGTGTAGCATTGTTTTTAATGCAACCACCCGCAAATAACCACTGCCGCATGCGACCCCACATCTCAGATGTCATGTTGTTGTAGAGTTTAGGATTCGCAGCACTCGCACCAAAGTTTATTCCCGTCACGGGGTATCCTAGTTGCACCAGACGATCAGCGATCGGTCCACCGAGACCCGTCTCGTCGAGGAATATTGCCGTGGGCTTATGTCTGTCGAATATGTCAGCCAGTTTAGAGATCAACTGCATCGAGTCACGCGACTGCTCGCCGGGTATACGATACGTTTTCTCAGACACAGCATCGTAACCACGGCGGAACTGGATCATGTTGTTGTCCGATCCACCCCTGGCCACATCGACACCGCAGATCAGCGGGTCGTTTGGTAGGTATGGCGTACGACGCTTCGCCGCTTCGCTGATCAGATCGTGCGGTATGAACTGCATGTCCGATGCTTTGGGGAATCGGCCCAGGACTCGCACACGAAAGAAGTCAGAGTCTTCGCCCCAGTCATCACGCCACTTATCAATCTGTCGTTTGTTAGTCATCTTCGCATCACGACTATCGATCTGCCGTGTATGCCACCGATGCTTCTGTCCGTTGAAACAGCGATGGAATGCACCACTGTTTCGCGTTGGGTTGCCGAACACGAAATGCATCGGCTCGCCATCAGTCTTGCCGCCTTCTGCCACTTCCCAGATCTTGTCCGGTACAGCAGATGCTTCATCGAATATATAGAACGGTGTTGAGCCTGCGGCATGTAGACCAGCAAATGATTCACTGTTCTCCTCACGGCAGGTCTGTGCGTCGACGCGCCAAGACTCAGGATATTGCAGGTGATAGATGTTCATCGATCCGCGACCGTTGTTCCACTCAAACCAGTGGCCTGTCAGACATCTTTTGGTCCATTTGCCAAGCTCGCCCCAGGTCTTAGTACGCAGCTGATCACTAGTGTTCGCTGTGACCACGCCCTTGCAATGTGGTCTGGTCGACATGATCCACAGGATCAGCCACGACGTCAGTGCAGACTTGCCGATGCCGTGACCCGACGCAACCGCCAGCTGGATTGCATCGGCAGGACTCACACCATCGAAGTCACCATCGACAACCAGGTCACCCAGCAGGCTGAGCACATCGATCTGCCAGTCATCGGGACCATCGAACCCCTCGAGATCACCTAGGTTCCAGTCAAATGCCCACAGCACAAAACCCAGTGGGTCAGAGTAGAACTTGGAACACGTCTCAGCTAGCTCGAGATCGAGCAGTGACAGCTTCATAAGAAGTTCACAGGCTTGACGATAGCCTCCGGCTCAGTCTTGAGCTCACCAGCGGTCCTGGCGTTCATACGTTGACGACCGCGAGCCAGGCGTTCTGTCAACTCAGTCTCAGTAGCTGTGACGATCTGCTCAGTGAATGCACGCACGTTGATGTGTTTGCCCACAAGCTCAAGGAGACCTTTCTTATCAGTCAGCTTGACGTCAATCACCTCACCTGACTTCATTTTGACACCATCAGCACTATCGAATACCTCACGAGTCTTAATGCCCACCGACGATTTGCGCCAGTGTTCAGGCCACTCGTGGACCGGTAGCAGCGTGTTGGTAGCGGGATTGTAGATCTCAGCGACGTCAGCGTTGTACATCTGCAGCAGCTCGAGCAGCACCCAGTCACCATCGATCTCGAGACGCTCTACGCGCTCACGCATCTTCTGTTCGATGGCTCCCTTGATCTCAGTCGTGTTGTTCCAACTATATGCCGTCTTTGGTTCAATGCCCGCAGCTCGCGCAGCTGCTGCGACGTTGCCAGGGTTCTGACAAAATTTCAGCACGTATACCTGGCGCTGGTGGTTTAGTTGATCGAACCAATTCGTGATCATAGTTTTCGCAGATTCCCGTGCATCATTGCGCGTATGTTAACTACACCCGAAAGGTCGTCGTTGATTCTAATTACCAGCTCCTCATCGTGTGCCAGGATTGGAAATCGCGACGTCGGAAATTCCCATCGACAGCTCAGGAACTTGTTCGTTGAGCCAATACCGTAGTCTCTGTACTCTACAATAGTAAACACACGATCAAAATGGCCGTTTTCTCTCAAGAACTCACCATCTAACATGTCACGCGACGTCGATCCGGTGCTGATGTCTCGTATGAAAATCTCAATACCATTCGTCAGCGGATCGGCTTGTTTAGCAAAACCACTAGCTTTAAACACACCATCGTCTTCGATCTGAAATATACCAGTATAAACATCAGCAGCAGTGCCGACCTCGGGCGAGTAGATGAACTCAACGGGCGTCACAGATCCGTTGACCGCCATCTCGTTCGATGTCCCGTTTCGCATGTATTTTGTGATGAACGACATATTTGGTGCCTCAGTACATGAACAAGTTTTCCGGCAGAGATTCGATTGAGAATCGAATAAACCCGTCACGCATTGACTCGGGTTTCGCGTTCGTCGATTTGCGCGCCGGTTCGCTGATGACCTCTACCAGTTCGCCTGCGCTATTGTACAGACCATACACGAACCAGTAGCCACATAGTGCGGCACTGATGTCGCCGGACCGCGATCGCGTCTGTACGAACGTCCCCGGAGCTGCTGGAATTTTCTTTAGAGTTTTGATCATGTAACAATAGTAACACAGTGCCGCGCCGCGTCAATCGACCGACTGCGACGACGTTTGTATCGTTTGTATCGTTTGAGCGCACTTTGAACACCGAATCTCCAATTCCCTACCGATTTTACTGCAAATTGAGTGGGGATTTTGGAACAGAAAGAAAAACATCACTACAATTAATACAACCAGTACATAGATACTATTATATATATATGCTAATAACTTAAAAATGTCCTCTAAGAACCCCGTCTCATCGGATCTATGAATAAAACTACATAATAGAAATTGCCCTTAAACACCCCCATCAGGCCCTCTTCGACACCGTTTTGGTTGCCCTACAGTCAATACAAACGCTACAAAGTTTTCTGCACCAGTTTTGCAGAACCAGTAACCACGGGGCCTCGAGAGCACCCACAAAAAGCTGCAAATCTGGTGCAGCTTTATTTGTGTAAAGATTGCGTCAGTAAAAGCTGCAATTTTGGTGCGGAACTAAATTCATCAATGACAATGCATAATATTAAATCACAAATGTGTTGACAGTGTTCTCAGCGTGCCGTAATGTTCGCTCTATCGAAACGACAACACAACGGAGAAACAACATGACCAACTTAACCAAGAAATCAGCTTTACGTATGTTCCGAGTCGGCTTTTCAAACGCAGCGCATGGTAACGTGATAGCCCGTC